TGCCTTATCTTACTGCTACTTCTATAATAAATTATAAAATGTCAATGCAACATTTACAATTGTTGAATGACATGTTCGTAGGAAAAAAACCTCTACGATTTAATAGACATCAAAATCGATTGTACATAGACTTAGATTGGGAAAATGATCTTGAAGTCGATGAATATCTTGTAGTAGAAGCATATAGAATAATTGATCCTACTGCATTTGCAGATGTATATAATGATATGTTTTTAAAAAGATATATTACAGCCCTTTTTAAAAGACAGTGGGGGGCTAATTTAATAAAATATGAAGGGGTACAGCTTCCCGGAGGAACCACATTAAATGGGAGAACCTTATTTGAAGAAGCAAATCAAGAATTGAGAGATACAGAAGAACAAGCATCTCTTAAATATGAATTACCAGTTGACTTTATGGTTGGTCCAGGATAATGCCTACTAATTCTTATTTTAATCATCTACACAATACATCAGAACAAAATTTACATCAAGATTTGATTATAGAATCGATAAAAAATTTTGGTGTGGATAACTATTACCTTCCAAGACAATATATGAATGAAGATCTTCTTTTGGGAGAAGATACTATTTCACAATTTAACCAATCTCATTTAATAGAAATGTATGTTAAATCAGTTGACGGTTTTGAGGGAGAGGGCGACTTTATTTCAAGATTTGGATTAGAAATAAGAGATCAAGTAGTTTTTTCTGTAGCTAGAAGACGATGGGAAAATTTAGATACTGGTTATGATAGGCCAAGAGAAGGCGATGTAATATTTTTTCCTTTAAATAAAAAATTATACGAAGTTAGATTTGTCGAACATGAATCTATGTTTTATCAATTTGGTAAATTACCAATATTTGATTTAACGTGTGAACTATTTCAATATGATGATCAAAAAATTGATACTGGAATTGACGATATAGACTCAATAGAAGATAAATATGCATATGCTATTGAAATATCATTGGATGCTGGTGGAACAGGAAATTATGTAGATGATGAATATGTATATGTTGGAAGCACAGAAAGTTCTGCAAATACGAAGGGAAGAGTGTTGTCTTGGAATTCTACTGATAGACTGTTGAAATTAACGGATTTAGTGGGCACCTTTACTACCTCTCAAAATGTTGTCGGTAATACAAGCAGTGCATATTTTACTGTAACTACAACACCAAATACTCAAATATTTGTTAATGATGCTTCTGCAAATAATATAACTATTGAAACAGAAGCGGATTCTATTATTGATTTTTCTGAATCAAATCCATTTAGTGAGGGAGATTATTAAGAAGTAGATTCTGGAAGAATTGTGATCATACCATCTACTATCCTTTCTTTTGTTATAGCATCCACTTGGGTGTATTCAACATCATAAACATATAAACCAGAAGTCATATTTGCTGTTTGAGTAGCATTAGCTGTTATTGTGACATTACTGCCAGATATTGTCGCTGTAAAAGACATTATCCAAGAAGTGTTAGTAGTTGTGTGGTTCTTCTTCATAACAGAAGCACATGTACCTGTGCTTATGGTTACATTTGAATTATTTGCATCTTTGGCGGTAAAAACTTTTTCAAAGTTATTACCCTGATACATTGTTAAATTGATGCCTTGAGTTTTTATAGTAAGTGCCATAAGACTATTTATACAACTAAATAATATTACAATCTTTATGGAGTGTTATGTTAGGTCAAACTTTTTATCATCAAACAATAAGAAAATATGTTGCGTTGTTTGGAACATTATTTAATGATATTAATATAGAAAAAAAGGACTCGGGGGGTAATGTTTTATCTCGTCAAAAAGTACCGATATCCTATGGACCAAAACAAAAATTTCTTACAAGAATAAATCAAGATGCTTCGCTAGACAGACAAGTTGCTATTCAACTTCCTAGAATAGGATTTGAAATGACTGGTATAGCTTATGATCCTATTAGAAAATTAAATACAATAGGTACATTAACTCATAAAGATTCGATTAATGGTGAAAGAAACATTAAAAAAATGTTCAATCCTTCGCCATACATTTTTGATTTTTCTTTATATGCGTTTGTAGAAAATGCTGAAGACGGTACTCAAATATTAGAACAAATTCTTCCCTTTTTTACTCCAGAATTCAATGTAAGCGTAAATATTTTAACCGATATGGGAATCAAGTTAGATATTCCAATTGTTCTTCAAAGTGCAACAAGTGAGGATTCTTATGAAGGAGAATTTTCTGCCAGAAGAACACTTGTTTGGACAATAAATTTCATGTTAAAGGGTTTCATATATCCTGATATTAAATCCGGACAATCAATTATTAAATCAGTGGAAATTGCATTTAAAGAAACTGTTCCCGAGACGCCTTCAACTGGAGTATTTGAAAGATTGTCTTTAGAATCTAGTACAAATTTTTCAGAAGATTATTTTCAACTAGAAACGGGAGATCATCTTATAACCGAAGCAAGTGAAACTGAATTGGGCCTTGGTAATATAATCAGTAAAATTACAGTTGTTCCTGAAGGAGGAGCGAATACATATATTACTCCGGGAGATGATTTTGATGCAAATACTACAATAACTTTTTACAATCCACCAGTTGATTACGATCCTGCAACAGGTGTTTATGGATAAAATAAATAACAATGAAAAATTTTGAAGATAAATTAGATGAATTGTTAAAAATTCCGCCTGGTTCTATTATTAAGCCCCCAATTGAAAGAAAATTGGTTGATTCAAACGCAAATGATTTGAATACTGATTATAAATATGCTCGTGAAAACATATACAATATTATTGAAAGGGGCCAAGAGGCCATTGAAGATTTATTGCAAGATGCACGAGATAGCGGTAATGCTAGAATGTTCGAAGTTGTTGGTCAATTGATTAAAACTGTAGGCGAACAAAACCAAAATTTAGTAAATGTACATAAACAAGTAAAAGACATTACAAAAGANGTCAATGTGGCACCTAATAAAGTAACAAATGCATTATTTATTGGTAGTACTGCAGAACTTCAACAAATGTTAAAGGATAAAGAAAAATGAAAAAATTTAAACAATATTTAAAAGAAATAGAAGAAGTAGAAGTTGATGAAGATAATAAAGATGCATTAAAAAAAGCATTAGCCTTACATAAGTTTAAACAAAAGGGTGGAAAAATAGATAAACAACCAGATTCTTTAGAGAGACCATATGGTAACCTTTCTAAAGATGATTTAAAACGTGCAAAAAAAATTGTTCAATATAAAAAAGATAAAAAAGAATAACAATGGCTCACTTAGGTCAAATAGATAGAAGAAATCCGGGAGACGTGGTTTTTACACGATATGTTACAAAAAATCCCGATTGGAATAAATTGACCCTAAGAATAGAAAATGGACAATTTGCCGAAATGTTTGAAGAAAAAAATAACGAACTAGAAGGCATGAATATTAATATTCAACCAAGAACTGAGATAAAATTAGCTTCAAACAAATATAAAGAATTTCAAAAAAAAAAGTATGCTAATATCGAATATCAAAGAAAAAAGGGATATGTATTAATTTCAAAAATAAGAAAACCTACAGATAATCTTGACACTGAACGGCCCCCAAAATTACAAATATTAGCAGAAGATTTTACAGAAAAGGGTAAAGATGAAAAAATAACAGTGCTTTCTGCAAAAAATGTTCCTGTAAAAATATTTAAAACTTTTGATGAATTAAAAAAAAGTATTATTTGGGGACTAGACAATAAAATACATAACAATGATTATGCGGTAGAAAAAATAAAATCTTATTTAGATAAAAAAGATTTGTCTAGAATTGATTTGGCGGGTATTGATGACAGACATATTGATGAGCTTGGTGTATATTTTGGTGAAATTTTAATAGGACTATTAGCATTCAAAAATCAATTATCAAACACTTGTACTCCCTCTAATATGTTTGGTATAAATTTAAAATCATTTAGTGTTCCAACTGATCCTGCTTTTAAACTTGTTGATAGTAGTTTGATTTTTGACTCAACTACTGTTAGTGTATCAAGCAAATATGATAAAGGAGCCGCCGCTTCGTTTATGTCAAATGTGCTTCCTTACGGAATAAAATATTATTCTGATTATAAAAATTGTTTTTTTAAAAAAATGTGTCAAATTGCGTTTAATATGGGATATACATCAGACCTTGTGGGAGCAAACAGATTTAAATTTGCAAAGAATATAACATTTGAAGTTGGATTAAGAGCAGTATTAAATATAAAAAAAACAAATGTAAAAAACACAAATCATTCTATTTATGAAAGTATTCGAAAGGTTGCAATGGGTCGTTCTCTTTCATCGAAAGAAAATAAAGAACTTGATGTTGTAATAGAGGCAATAGAAGACTATTTTATAAAGAAAGGTCATTTTGATGGAAAAAGCAAAGTGATACAAACAATAAAAGACAATTATCCTTTTACTATTACTTCTTTTTTTAATTATTCTGTGGCAAGTAGTTTAAATAATGATTCTCTATCAAAAAAATATATTGGTGATATAATTGGTGGTAAAGATTTTTATCAAGCAAATTTAAGTAAAACTAAATGGAGAAGGGGAATTGTTGATATTAAAATGGTTTCTCCTAAAACTGCTTCATTGAAAATTTTAGGATCAATGTCGGGTGCCACAGATTTCACAGCAAAACAGGGTTTGGTAAATTACGAGTTACAATAATGGCGATAGACCGTATACAAAATTATGCAGGAAATCCATTACTTAAAGCGGCATATATTCCAATAGAATATGACAAAGATACTTTAGAAGAGTATCTTAAATGCTCTAATGATCCTGTATATTTTGCAAAAAACTACATGAAAATTATTCATGTTGACCATGGATTGATGCCCTTTGATCTTTATGGTTATCAAGAAGAACTTGTTCAGACAATGCATGATAATCGGTTTGTTATTTGTAAAATGCCTAGACAAACTGGAAAATCAACAACAATTGTTGCTTACTTATTACATTACGCTCTTTTTAATGCTCAATCTAATATTGCTATATTAGCTAATAAGGGCTCTACTTCAAGAGAGATTCTTCAACGATTAAAAACTGCTTATGAAAATTTACCAAAATGGTTGCAACAAGGAGTTGTTGTTTGGAACAGGGGAAATATTGAATTAGAAAACGGTAGTAAAGTTATATCTGCTTCCACATCTTCCTCCGCAGTTCGTGGATCATCTTTTAACATCATCTTCATGGATGAGTTTGCTCATATTGATCCACCAAGGTTGGCAGAAGAGTTTTTTAATTCTGTATATCCTACAATTTCTTCTGGTAATACAACTAAAGTGTTTATTGTATCAACCCCGAAGGGATTAAATATGTTCTATAAAATGTGGGTTGATGCAGACGAGGGAAGAAGTGATTATGTTCCGTTAGAAGTTCATTGGTCTCAGACTCCAGGAAGAGATCAAGCATGGAAAGAAGAAACGATAAGAAATACAAGTGAATTGCAGTTTTCACAAGAATACGAGTGTGATTTTATTGGTTCACAAAATACTTTAATTTCTCCTTCAAAATTAAAAACTCTGCCATATAAACCCCCTATTATAAAGAAAGATAGTTTAGATGTCTATGTCGAACCAGATCCTACACATTCTTATGTTTGTATAGTTGATGTTGCAAGAGGCAGAGGACAAGATTATTCTGCCTTTTCGATAATTGATGTTTCTCAGTTTCCATATCAGCAAGTTGCAAAATATAGAGATCCAAATATTTCTCCAATGTTATTGCCAACTGTTATTGATAATGTATGTAAATATTATAATCATGCATATATTTTGGTCGAAATAAATGACATCGGCGGTCAAGTAGCAGATATTTTACATTACGAGTTAGAATATCCTAATATTTTTCAAACAAGTGTAATGGGAAGATCTGGTCAAACTTTGGGTGGGGGATTTGGTAAAACTTCGCAATTGGGAATTAGAACCACAAAAGAAGTTAAAAGAAAGGGGTGTTCTAGTTGCAAAGATTTGATAGAAGGAGACAAATTAATCATTTGGGATCTTGATACTATTTCTGAAATGACAACATATATAGCCAAAGGATCTAGTTACGAAGCTGACGAAGGATATCATGATGATTTGATGACGACTTTAATACTGTTTGGTTGGCTTGTAAATCAACAATATTTTACAGAAGTTACAGATTTAGATTTACGAGAAAAAATGTTTAAAGATCAGTTAGACGAAGCGGAATCTCAATTGATTCCTTTCGGATATATAAATGATGGTAGAAATTCTTATGATCCAGAAGTTGTTGATATGGGCGGTGAAAAATGGATAGTAGATACGAAATATTCTACTGATTATCTACATTGATTTGATGAATGTTTTTAGGATCTTTTATTTGATTTATTAATTCAATTATACTTGATTTTAAATCGGGTCTCAGTTTTTTCAATTTATCCAAATATCTCACAGATTCTTTAAATACCATTTCAGGATTAATTCTTAGTTCATAAAATCTGTTCCTTGTTTCGCTTTTTGTAGTTAAATATAAATGGTTTGGATTTACACAGTATGTATTATTGCAAGACTGGTGTACTATTTTATTTTGTTCAATGACTCCATTATATGCAATATATGCAAATCTATGAGCAGGAATTGATTTTCCTTCATACGAAAACATACCATACCCCTGTTTTGTTTTACTTGCAACCCAAAACCAGCAATCATTTGTCTTTATAATTTTTTTTTCAAAT